CTGCTCGCGACCGCATAAGCGAGACCGCTGTTCGCACTCGAGTAGCTGCCAGACCGCAAAACACAACGGCCTTTGCTACTATTGATCCAATAACCAGCCGCATAATGAGTAACATACTTACTCGTATCTGCATTATGAACCCTGCTTGGCAAAATATCGCATTTTGCTCCATGTACCAAGCGTACCACACAATTTGCATTGGAAGATTCAACTGATTTCACTGTACGTTCAGTCTTTTTCACAGGATCATAAATATGGGCTATATAATCCGAAGGATACGAACTATCAGTATCAATACATCTTGCTTTGTAGAATGTTTCATAACTTGGGATATTAAATGCAATATAATCCATCCACTCTGAATCACAGCCTACATAATGCTTCAAACCAAGTATAGAATTAAGAGAATTGCCAGCATTACTACTATCTGCCATACCAATGGAATCCAGCTTATTTAAAATAGCGTCATGTCCTCCATTACCGACTACAGATTGTTCGTTGGTTGTTCCGTTTAATGCCCACCAAAGATTACTAATCTCTTTGTGTTGTTCATAATCCTGTAATTGGTAACCTGCACCTCTCAAACGGGAAATATTTTGGAAATCCTTTGCTGTGTAGTTTAGGGTAGCAATCGGCATCTCAATAGGATTACCACTACTATCGTATTTCCATTCACCTGACGTAGTGGACGTACCATTACCTTTCTTTGAGCGTACCTCACCAGAAAGACTTCGTGGCATCTTCAAACCGTCAATAGTAATAGGATAAACACCTACAAGACTGTCATTATCACCTACTGTATGTTCAGTCCATTCCGGCTCAAGAGCCTCAATGCTGGCACTATCCACAGAAAGACACTCAACATTACCAATGTCGCGAAAAGAAGTAAAATAGAACCATTTTGCACCGCTAGGTACATCGCAGAATACACACTCACCTATAGAAAAGTCAAAATACGTATGACTTACGGACATAATGAATATACCAAGTACACAATTACTTTCATCAGTGAATACACCACCTAGTCGCGCATGATTCAATCCCGGCCATTTCACCTGCTTCATACCTTTTACGTCCATCTTATAGCTGTTAGTATTAGAAGCTGTAGATATAACATCCTCACTCATAACCTCACCAATAACAGCATCATTCGCATACACTCCAGTGTTCTCCTTGTACAGAAGTTCAGAAAGTTTAGCCTTCTTGCTGTGTAATGCAGTCGAAATAGGCTCGTTTTCCGTAACAGAAGTAATAAAATACTTCACTTGGTTCTTATAATCATTTACGCCCTTATACCAATAGTGAGGAGCATGCCAAAATATATCAAAACCCTCCCCTGCCGTATCTGCAACATCAAAGCTACTACCATCTTTCAGATAATTAAAGTCTGTATCACTCAACTGTACACCTTCCATTTGATTCTTCTTCGTGTTGAACGAGCATTTAAAAGCATGGCAACCTTTCTTTATAGCAAGAGTATGCCCACTAGGAATATATGTGTTACCGTAGTCTTCACCTGTCTTGTTTTCAGGATTGCTGTACTTCTCACATGAATCGTTATCCACAACATCATTGATTTTCACAATAGAAAATTGCGAATTATGAAGCTCTAACTGTGGAAAATATGCAGTAAGGACATTTACTTCACTCTCTTCTACAAGTTCACTCAATATCCAACGTCCTGTAATACCACTACATTGTCCACTCTCATCGTATGCGTTCCCGTTTGCATCAAGCCCAATTGCTCCACTATCCTTTATAGAACGTAACAAATCAACACTAGCAGTTGCATTTACATTAGGAATACGTACAGTTCTGATCGCACTCGCATTAATTATCTGCTCTAAAAGTGTCATAGCATCCACATACGGACATTCATTTACGAATATCTTTGCTACCTTGCCTACACCTCCTAGCGTAAGTCCTCCGGGATAGGTCAGGTTTGGCAGATTGTTCAATACAAGTTCCGTCATCGTATCGGGCAGCGTCAATGTACTAATGGGAGCAGTTTCTGCAAGGTCTATGGTCGATAACCCTGTGCCATCCGCATATACTTTCTCCAAACGTGGACACTTCGATGCGTTAACGCTCAATAGTTCCGTATGCCGCACATCGAATACCCGCAAGAACGGCATATCGCCCAAATCAAGATTGGTCATATAGCCAGTGTTACCAGGCGACATCGTCCAATCTCCGTGCGTGTTGCTACCAAGGAAAAGTTCCTGCAACAACACCATCTTCGACAATGTATTACCGAATTGAGGGTCAATGCTGATTTCACTCAAGTCAATCATACTCATACGGTCGGCTTGATAGATGTAGAGCATGATGTTCTCGCCATGTTGGAAATTACTGAACACACCCTCTTCTCCTGCTTTCAGATAGATGCCCTGCGTGATGTTTCCACTGTCGTTACCAATTCCGAAGTAGCCTGTCTTTGCAGCCTTAAAACGAATAACCGCCCCCTCTTTCGCACCGATACGACCGCCTATATAACCGCTCTCTGCTTTGAAGTCGCCACAACGGTAGTAACCGTCGCGGATTCTCCAACGTTGTTCGATGAACGCCGGTAAAGAAGTAAGTCCCAATCCCTGCAAAGCATAGAAATAAATATCGCTGTATCCGGTGTATTTGATGTACTTACGCTCTCCGTCGTAACTTGACACCACTTTTGGCCACTTCTTCAATATTTCCGTAACGAAGTAATGGAGCGCACCTTTCGGAGAGAATGGCCCCGAACCAATGCCGAGTGTGTCCGGAAGTGAACGCATGGTGTCAGCGATAGCCGAAAGCGTAATGGTGTTACCGTTTTGATCCACCTCCATAGTCTGCTGTCCGCGTATGTCGTTCCACAACACGCTGCCTCGTCCTGCGTACGCGCTACTCGTCAAGTCGCCAGGGTCAACCTCCGGATCAATGGTCTGGCCACCGTCATTGTCCTTGCCGTTACAGGTATCACAATCATACACCTTGTTGCAGTACATTCTTCTGGCTTCCATACCGTTTGCTCCACTATATACTCCGTCTTTCACGCTGCAACCGTCCTCCAAGAACCACATAGGTTGCATATTCTTCGCCTGTTGGTCAACGGCGGCAAGGTAGTCCGTAAAGAGATAGTACGACACAAGGCTATACGGATTTATGTACTTCCACATCTTCGTTTTCCAAATCTCTTTCCAAGTGTCTTTAAGTTCCTCCTTGGCATAGTCGCAACTGTCGCAGAACACCAACACATTAAACAAGTCGCAAGGCACTTTGCGTCCCATAGCCAAATCTATTTGCAGTTGGTCATCGTCTATCATACACTCAAAGTAGCGTGTCCACATCGGATAGGTCGGTTGTCCGAGTTTCAGTTTTGTTACCCACGATGATTCTGCCGTGGTCGGTTCCATCATGTCATCAATGCTTCCCACTCCCTGCCACCAGTTCATGGCATCATAAGTCAGCAGTTCATAACCGCTTACAGGATTCAACACCTTACCTGTTATCTGCCACTTGCCATCTACCTGCTTCATTTCTCCGCTTTGTGCAGTCCAAGCACCGCTCTCGTATGCCATAAAGCGGTAGTTCTCGCCACAATAAAGGGAGAGCATATAGAGTTTACTTTTGTCTGTGGTACTATCGCTCTTGAAGCGTGATTCAATTTCATCAAGGGTTTCGTCTCTTCTGCCGAAGTATTCGATGAAGTCGCCATAGTTCAAACACCCTTTGTTGTAGCCGGGTGTGTCTTTGAAACCGAGTGCCACCTGCTCGCCTTTATCCTCTTTCCAATTACCTTTGGCATGAAACCAAGCATCGGTAAGACTTTCCATAGTCGAACGAAATGCGGCAATCGGGTGGTTGGCAGTCGAATGGTTCATCGTCAATCCGCTCAATGAGATGTCTCCTTTTACCCATGTTCCGTCAAAGGCACGTTGCGCCGGAGTCAGATAGTTGCTGCCAAGGGCACGATATGTAGCGTTCATAAGGTTACAAACTCCGCAGTCATTGGCATTGCTACTATCGGAGTAATCCACCTTTACTGTGATGATTTTCACAGGTATAGAATTCTCGCCTACACGTACATAGCCTAATTTCATCAGGTCATACGAAACCTTTGCATCTTCGTTGGTATATTCCGGATAGATAGGAGAAACTTCCCAACCGTCATTCTTCTGAAGATAGAAACGGTCATTCTTGATAGGGCGCTTCGCCGATGTCGTTCCCTGTCTGCGCCATTGCACATTGATAGCCTTGAAGCTGCGCCAAGGTCGTTTGGGATCATAGTAGAATAGTGTGCATTTGAACTTCTTGCTCGTGTCAATATCTCCGTCAAAGGTGTCAAAAGTCTGCTGATCATTCACAACTACATAGTAAGGGATACCTTTGGCGGCAAGAGATTCAAGAGTCGGACGGTTTTGTGTATCAAGCAAATCCTCCCTCTCATATTCATCAATCATCGCCGTTGTGTCGGTCAGTTTGCACAAGTAATTTCTAAATGCCTGTGCCCACTCGTAGTAACTGTTGTAGGCAAGGATGTAATAAAGGTATAGGTCTCCCTCTGTTCCGTCAAAAGTGACAGTCTTTGAGTTGAGAATAGCTCCGCTATTACTGATATATCCTATACAGCCCACCTCTTCACCATCCAAATACAGCTTCATGCATGAATAGTTGCTGCCACCACGGGTTACAAAGATAGTTGAAGGCTCTACAACGATAGCCATAGTGTGCTTTTCTCCGTTCTTAAAAGAGCGTTCTACCAATGCCGGCTGACCTGTTTTGCAGAAAATAGCAACCTTGTTTCCGCATACATAGAATCCGGCACCGCTGTCGGCATCGTAACACTCTATGAGTTTTGAGCTGGCTTCCTTGATGTTCTTGGTCGCAAAAGCGAATTGGAAAGCACAACCACTAGCACTTTCTACGGACGGATTTCCGAAAGGACGGTAATCCAATATCTCGGCTGTTACATTCTCGGCAATGCGCAAAGAGCGTTCGTTCAGATAGTCTATAAATCCATTGCTTGACCAGTTCGCACCTTTGATTTCCATCTTTACCCCATTGTTGATAATGGTGTGGTCACTTTCACTGTTGCTTCGTGTGGAGAAGTCATACCCAAACAAAGCACCGTCCTTGATGGCAATGTCAATGGCACTTCCTTTAACCGTCACTTCTATTTCATTGGTGCTGACACTTCCACTTTCAGCGTGTACAGTAATACTTTGGCTTCCGTCCGCCTTATAGCCGCTTATCTGCTTGTTCACGGTAATCGTTTCAGCAATCATGGCATCAACAGAAGTAACCTTTTCTTCATCATAGAAGACATCAATATGCGTTTCTGTCTTGCCAGGTGTATAGGCAGCTACTTCTACGGTCAGATTGTCATACAGACGCAATGTACCATTGTTCTTGTCATTGAAACGGAGGGCGACAATAGGTGTGCTATTATTCTCGTCTATGCACATAAGGGCTGAATAGATGGTATTGCCTTTTACCCCCGACTTGCTTTCCGTACCGAAGATACGCACAGGATATGCACCATGCGAGAGCCGTTCACCACCACCAAACACATCGTTCGGATTTACGGATATACTCTTGGTATAACTGTCGCTTACCATTGCTTCACCGAGTTTCTTCCATTCTCCGTTGTAGTACATTTCCACGGTCACAAGTATGGATGATGTGTTATTGGGAAATTTATAAAACTGTCCGATGTTCTTGGCGGATCCACCTACGGTAAGAACAGTGTCACTTGTGTAATTCAATGCCATAGGCTGCTCCACGGTGATGTCCACGGCTACTACTGTAATGGCTTTCTTCTTAGTATTTCCGTCAGCATCTGTAGCTTGCACAAAGAAACTCTTGCTCGCCGCTCCGCTGAAATAGCCAGTAAAGTCAAGTTCAAACTTGTAGTCTGTGGCACTTGCAGAACCTACGATATTCATGTCCTCGCTAAATAGGGTTAGTCCCGTACTTGCGTCAATTATGCTCACATTACGGATAACGCCAAGTGTTTCTACACCTCCCGGATAACTCACACTACGTAGGGCCACATTAATTTTTATGTCAGAACCGAACGCTACAATGGGAGCGACATCCTCAAAATAAATGGATAGGGTGCTGTCCTCGCTGGAACCGCCTCCACCTCCGTTCTTAGGTATTTTCAGTATCACATCTTCTATTTGTCCACCATTCAGGTTCACGGCTTTGTAGTAGATATAATCCTCATCGCTTTCCTCGTCAAAACCAGCGATTGCTTTTTCCTGCATCGCGTAAGCACCGCCTGTTGAAAGTGCATCTTTTCCTCCCTCTGCTGGAGTGTCCGATGTTTCCACCTTGCCACCTCCGTTTCCAAAGGCTACCCACGGCTTCAAATCATCCGGGTTTACATCGCTTACTTCTCGTGTAAATTGATAGGCAAGCCATACAGGTGCACCGTTGGTGTCGCTCTCTGCGGTCTTGAATGTCACTACAATACCGCTCTTAATGTATGCCACTCCGCTCTCTTGCTCAAGGTCAATAATGGCTTTTATGGCGGTGGATAGCGTATATTCCACATCTTTGCACAGGGCGTTTACATTGATTGTGTTACCAACGCTTTCTCCATTGGAAGCTCCGAAGTCCGTCCAATTGCTTTCCTTATTCCAATCATCAATGATAACCCATTGTTTGGACTGCCAACCTGCTTCAGTCTGAAAGGTAAGCACAACACCTGGTATTTGCAAAGATTCAGCATATTCGGATGTCGCACATCTATCAAGAGCCACCGAGAATGTTATCTTACGATTAGTAAGCCCAAAGAGTTGGTTCACATTTACTACGCTTCGTGCTACTATCTGTTTGTAATGGGACAACAATACGTTCTTGTTTTCCGTAATATCTTCATTGGCTTGTAGCATTTTCTGCTTCAAATCCGCACCCTCATCGCCCGGAAATGCGGTCGAACTTGTATAGCCAAGGGCGAGGTCTGAACCAATGATAACAAGTGCTGAACCGCTCCAACGATAAGTCTTGTTTGTAATTGTGTCAGAATACACCTTATCCGAAACAGGGGTTATCCCGTCAATAGTTTCATTTCCAAACAATTCAGAATCCAGCCAGTTGTTGTAATATACACCGTCATAGAAAAGAACAAGCGAATCGGTGTCCTTGTGGTAGTAAATCTTACATCCATCATCCGTTGAACTTTTCCCGATAGACGATGGTTGAACAACCACTTTTTCCACGAAACCGTCGAAATCTTTCACATCATCCATAGAAGCCGGTAAATAACGGCTAGGTACTTTACCATACTCATTAAGAGGTGCAATACCACCATTTTCTCCTTTCGTTCCCTTAAAGTCATTCAATTGGTTTCCTACCTCATTCGCTTTGGCACTTGCTTTGTTGGCGGTGTCTTTGGTTGTGTTTACCTGTTCCTGCAAAGAATTGACACTATTCCCAAGTGTAGTAAGACTAGTATCTTGCGAGCTATTTTTATCCTCAATATCCGATACATCATCTTGCAATTTAGTAATGTCTTCTTGTAGTTTTTCAACAGCTTCGTTAAATTTACCACTGTCTATGGATGGATTGCCACCTGTCTGTCCGGTTGCAACCCACTCACCTCCATCACCCACGTATATAGGAGCAGGTAAAGAAAGCCCAACAAGTGCCCACCAACCGTCATGCGGGAACGGGTAAGCCGCTTTCAATTTCTCAATGGTAGTAAAGAGTCCTTTGTTAGCTGCCTTGATATTTTTTGCCTCAATCCACCCCTCTATTTTTACGTTTCCTTTTAAATGGGTTTTACCTTGGACGGTAACATCTCCACCTACTGCCGCATTACGACTGACGGAAACATCACCGTCTATCTGTGTTGATTTTATCGAACTCATATTAATACTGATTTAGCTAATTCGTTCAATGCAGAGCTTTTCTCCACATCGCCGAACGTTGTTAATACTAATGCGGCAATAGTATACACCACCGCGTCATAACATCGCTGACAAATCTCTATCGCACCGTATTTGTCTATCTTGGGATAAGGAAGATAAACCGCACGACTGACCGTTGCATCCTGACTTTTACAAGAATAAAACTCTAATACTCTCCCCTCTGGTCGTATAGAAATAGCACATACAGGACGTTGTGTAGTGCCACGTATTCCTTTGAACCGGGAAGATTGCTTCTCGTATTCAGGATCGTCGACATTTATAGGGTAGAATACTGCACGCTCCCAATCGCTCATCTGGAAAACAACAAAACGCATAAAATCCTCCGGCAATAACACCCAGCCACTTTCACATTTCTGCCAATACACCTCATCTCCGAAGTTATGTCCTCCATCGAGTAGATAAGGAGGTGCAGAACTGTGCACACGTTTTACAGCCTCAATAATCTTTGATTTAATGATGTCGTTTAATGCAAGCGTGTCTACATCACCAATTTCTTTCAATACATCACTCGTTGTGTTTTGGTCAAGTGCTATACGAACATCTCCAGCTATCTCGTCAAGATGATATACCGTCATACGCTATTACTTTATTATTACAATCCTTCGAACTCTATTCCATGAGCTGCTGCTTGTTCCAGAATGGCTTTAGTAGAACGCATAGAAGTACGACTGATACCGAATTTGTCAGCAAGATAATCCTTAGCAGCTGCAATATCACTCACTTTGACCTTGCAAACAGTTTCATCATCCCCTGCCCCTGCGTTATCTTCCGTCTCTCCATTTTGCTCAACGTTCTCGTTGTTATCCAATTCAGTTTTGTCTACATTCTCAGCAGCCGGAATTTCTTTCTGATTCTTTAAAGAAGTAACCTTTTGTTTGTCTGTCACCTTTCTTTCAGCACTTTGCTCCTGTGAAGTTTGGAGTCTAAACAACTTTCCAAAGTTGTAATGTCTCTCTATTGACCTTTGTAAGATCTCATTATCTGTGGTAAACACACTACTACCATTTGACAAAGGAGTAAACGTTATATGAAAATTCTTTTTGCTTGGAAGCACAACATTAATACTAATATTGGTGTTCGCCATGTAAGTTTTAATAGTCATATTGTCGAATGAATTAAAAAGGGGATAGGACTTCTATCCCATCCCCCGATTAATAATTTGATTTATTTATACTCTAATTAAGCAGTTTCTGAACCACTATCTTCTACTGTTGCAGGTGCCTTTGCAAGTCTCATACGCGCATGTGCCTTTGCATAACGCAGATATAAGCAACTTACTTCCTGAATCACTACTGCATCGGTACGACGAATACCCGCTTTCTTCAAGTCAAGCACATTGCGTGCCCAAGACACGTGGGTTTTCTTGGAAAGGTATTCCGGATCCATGGCAAAACCGCAATCACTCATACCATTCACATCAAATAATTCATGATGAATGGTAAGAACTTCTCCGAAGTCAGTATCCCAAGATTTAAATTTCAAGTTCCAAACCTCAACGGTATCTTTCAAACGAAATTTCTCACTCTTAATCTTGGAGAATGCCGAAAGCATATCACTTCCGCAGAATAAAATCTTACGCTTATTACCGATACCAGTACCGACAAAAAGGTCTTTGGTTATATCCACGAGATTTTCATCAGTAATCTCGGCACAGTTCTTTTCGCTGTTCCATTCACCAACCTCGATATCCTTTCCTGCCATCCACCAGATTCCCCCTGTAAACCAGGTATTCATACCGTCCTTGGCAACATGTTTGATAACCTGTTTAACGCCAAACAAGTAGGTATTCTCCATGGCAAGGCGCATATCATATACGCCATCTTCTTCAATATCGGAAAAGTTCCAATTCACTTCTTTGGCAGCAATCTTGTCAAAGGTAGACTGTTCTACCTGTATCATGAAGTTCTGACAGTACTGTGTTTCCGGCATAGGAATATTGTTGAAACGCCCAGTCTGCACATCCAGTTCACCACAGGCCTTTCCCATACGGACAAGGGTTGTTCCTTGCGGAATCTCTGGTAAAAGAATGGGTTGCTTGCTTGAATCATCCATTTTCCCATTTACTGCATAGACTGTCGGCAAATTAGTTGAACTATCCTTTCCACACACACAAAGTTCAAGGTCAGGAACATTGCTGTCACTTTCTGAATATGCAGTCCCATCCGGTTTAGTAATAGCACTTACACCTACCACACGGATAGTGTCATCCAATGTGAACATATTCAGATCGCTCACTGGCAAAGAAACACTTGCACCACCCGTCATTGCTTCCAATTTTTTATTAGTACTACACTTTATTTCGCGTGTACCCACACTATAGTACTTCACCTCAAAAGAATTAGTACTACTTGATTTCGCATAACGACTAATTTGATCAATAGGTGTCGCCATCGGACGAATTTTCACAATGCGTTTATCTACATCGCTTAAGTAAAAATTCGGGTCTCCATTTTCACGACCACCGGTTTCTGTGGCAATACCATCTGTTCCACCCGTACCGTCTGCACCGGCTGTCACTTTACCTGCATCTGGCAGGTTTGATGCGTCAGCCATCATGACACCGCTTGATGCACTCGTCACAAACGCTAATATCATTAGCGTAATGCGACAAAAGAAATTCATTACTTTCTTCATTGCTTGAAATTTTAATTGTTAATAAATGAATTGTGTATCTTTATTTGTTTATTGACCTACGTTTTTCGCCTCCACGTTCCCAAATATTTTGTGCACCATCATATCGACTTATTGCACCAAGATCTGGCATTTGCCGTGAGTCTGCATTACCACCTCCATTCTTTCCTGCAAGATTAGCAGTACCGTCACTCTTGCTCCCTTTGCGTAGTTTTTCCTCAATCTTACTATTACGTCCTTTCACTTCTCCCTCATGACTGGCTGTTTCTACATCGCTATCATGTTTGATAGCCTTGATAGCCATTTGAATACTATCACGAGTGAATTTACCAAGAAGTCCGTCCTTCATAATTCCAATCAGAAACTCCATTGCTTGATCTATTTCATCATCAGAAATACCTTCCTCCTGCTGCATTTGTTCAAGAGTAGAAAGAGTTGCATTAATGTTCTGCTGATACTGTTCTTCAAACTCCTTCTCTTTGGCTATTCGTTCCGCATACTCTTTGTTGGCAGCAGCAAGAGCTTCTTGCTTCTCCGGGTCTTCAAGTGCAGCTTTAAAATCATCACCAAATTTGCGTATCATACCGATGATTGGATCCTCCCCTTTACGCCAATCAGTGAGAAATGCTGCACTACGTGGATTACTCGCAAAAAGATCGGAAAGTGCTTTTTCCCGTTCTTTATAGCCAGACAATTCTTTGTCCAAACCGTCGTATTCGTCGTTAATTTGAGCGAATAATGCCTCGTCGTCGGCAAACTCTTTATCGGGATACTTTGCTTTCAATCGATCTGTGTATCGCTCGCGATTGCTCTTAACTTCCATATTATTAGGTATAATGTGAGAAAAATAAATTTTAGTCTTTATCTACAAAGCAAAAATAGCGAGGGAAAGAAGGATTCCACGTTTATCTTTTTACGCTCCAATCTATAACTTTGGAACATAGATAAATAGAAAAATGAAGCATAAAGGCGCTATAATGGAATACTCAAAGGAACGTATGGACGATTTAATGAGAGCATACGATGAATACATTTCATCATGCGACTATATCCGTATGTCCGAGGTATACAAAATAATAGTCAATATGCCCTCTCGCCGCTTTTGGGTTAGTGATATACGTGCTGCATTGATTATTTCTGCAATGATGAGAGGTAAAACAGATTTGAGCACAATGTGCCCATTGAAAAAAGAGATGTATGAAGAAATTTATAATCGGGTATTTAAGCTTCAAGAAGAATATCCTGAATTAACTATTTCCGAACTGTGCGCCAAAGTTATTGCACAACCTGCTCCTAAATTCTACCTTACGCCAGGCAGTGCAAAAGTAATGGTATGTAAAGCAAGAAAACAATGGATACAAGAAAAATGGAAAAGATTACGGCTCTTGTAATTTCTACTATTGTTGTAGGTTTGTCATTTTTCAAAGTATGGGATTGGCAAACTGTAGGCATTTACGCAGGAAGTGATATTGCCGGACGTGTATTGTACCCATTTTTTCACGCAAACATTCTGCACGCTTCCCTTAATTCATGGTGTTTGCTTTCAATGGTTTTTATTTATGACATTGGAATATGGCGGTTAGTACTAGCTTACATAATTGCTGTTACGATTCCAGTTGACACTATTGAGTGTTTTATTGGTGAAATGACATCACCAACAGTAGGATTATCGGGAATAGTATTTGTTTTATTTGGCTCAATCTCGTTTGAAGTATTACGCAAACAATATTACCAGTTGTGGATGATATTCTATCTTACTGCAGGTTTCTTATTTCCACACACCAATGCAATATTACACCTATGGTGTTATATGTTAGGTTTCCTTGTGGCTCTGCTTAACAAGCCGATAATAAAAAAGTCACATGATTAAAGGTAATATAAACATAAAAGCCATTACCAATATACTAATAGAGAATGAACGCCGTAATTCAATTATTTATGCAAAATTTAATCCTATTACCGGCGAAGGTTCTGTAGGGGAACGTGTCAAATGTACCATTAGTGATTTTCCTATACGCAATCAATGGCTACCAAAGCGTGTAATGAAAATACCGCTTGTACGTCAACTTGCGGAAGCAGGTTCTATTACCAGATTCCTTACGGATTATATGGGGGTAGAGGACAATCCGGATGATCGGCTGAAAGTTATAGAGCAATTTGTACGCATACGTAGCCGTGAGGACTTTCCATTTTGGGCAGCTACATTCGTTTATATCAAGAATAAAGGTGGTGGAGAAGATGTATTGTTCCGTCTTACAAGACCGCAACGTCGCTTTGTAGAACGGCTTGAGAAATTACGTATTGCAGGAAAACCAATACGTATTATTCTACTAAAGGCGCGGCAATGGGGCGGCTCTACCACTTCACAGCTTTATATGGCATGGTTGCAACTCCTTCACAAAATAGGACTGAACTCACTCATTATAGCACATCAAGGTGCAGGCTCCGATGAAATCAAAGATATGTTCGACAGGATGATTAAAAAATATCCAGTCGAAATGCTTCACAAGATTGATGAGCTTTACAATGAGAATGAGCCGAAACTTGTAGGAGTGGGTAAGTCGGGTAGCATATACCGTGTTCCTCAACGAAACTGTAAAATTAAAATTGGTACAGCAGAACGCCCGGATAGTTGCCGAGGTGGAGATTATAACCTTGTACATCTTTCAGAAGTAGGTATATGGAAAGCAACGGAAGGTAAGAAACCAGAAGATATTGTGCGGTCGGCCTGTTCGGGTATTCTCCTAAAACCATACACTATGATTGTCTATGAGAGTACAGCGAATGGTACAGGAAATTTCTTTCACAGGGAATATACCGCAGCAAAGAAAGGGGATTCCCAGTTCGAAGCCATGTTCGTATCATGGTTCGACATAGAACAATACACGCTGGCTTTCAATTCGGATAAAGAAAAACAAGGTTTTGCAGAATGGCTCTATAAAAACCGTAACAATGAAAATACTAGTTCCGAACGTGAAGAATGCGGTAAGTATCTTTGGTGGTTATGGGAGAAAGGGGCTACGCTCGAAGCTATCAACTGGTATATAGCCGAACGTAGGAAGTATAATGATCATGGACAAATGGCTGCCGAATTTCCGTCCGACGATATTGAAGCCTTTGTTCATTCAGGAGCGCGTGTGTTTGACAAATACAAGGTGGACGCAATGCGCAAGACCTGCAAGAAGCCCAAATATGTCGGCGAAGTCTACGCCGATACAGACGAAGGCAAGAACGCTTTGCAGAACTTGCGTTTTGTGGAAGACAAACAGGGGTTGTTACATATTTGGGAACTTCCTGAAATAGATGAAAAGGAAATTGTCACAGACCGCTACCTCACTGTTGTCGATGTGGGAGGCCGTTCCAATAAAGCCGACTTCTCTGTCATTGTCGTGTTCGATCGTTTATTCATGATTGACGGCGACAGGCCTGTCGTGGTTGCCCAATGGTATGGGCATTGCGACATCGACCAGCTTGCGTGGAAAGCGGCACAAATAGCAGCGTTTTATGACAACTCGCTCTTGGTAATAGAGAGCAACACGTTGGAAACTCATGATAAGGAGCGGCAAGTGGATGGTGACCAATCCGGATTTATTCTTAACCAAATAAAGGATATATATCCCAACCTGTATGCACGCAAACAGTCAGAAGAAGATGTACGCGAGGGATTACCTACAAAATACGGTTTTCACACCAACATTTCTACTAAACCGATGATTATATCAACATTAGTCAAAGTTATTCGTGAGAACCTGTACACAGAACGTGATGAACGTTGTTTGGATGAATATCTGTGTTATGAGAAAAAGCCGAACGGTGCTTTTGGCGCAATTACCGGTAAGCATGATGACTTATTAATGACAAGGGCTATCGGACTGCATATCTGCTTCTTTGAAATGGATACTCCCAAAATTGTACCTCGTGTTGGCCGATTTACTGTTAAGAGAAGAAAGAAAGCTGTTTCGGCAGCAACAATATAAAATTAAACATTTAATTTAATAAACTAATAAACAATGAACATTATCAAAAAATTACGTGCATCAATCCGTTTAAATGAAGCGGTAGTGCAAGCAGACAAAGCACATGAGGAAACAGGTGAACGTTATTACGTTATGCCCAATGGAAAGAGTGGTAAACTCATCATTATGGATAGATTCAACTTCCGCAAACTGAAACAGAAAGGTTATTTATCTCGTTCAACATTCGTGAATGATTTGGAGCGTGAGTGTTTCTATTGTACTCCTTATAAAAATGGAAGCGGCGCATTACCTGAATTAATTGTGAAACTCAAGCGCAAAGAATATTTCACTTACCTTGATTCACTCAAAAAAAGAAAAAAGTAATGGGAAGTAGATATGATGCAAAACAGGGGATAGACGGCATTGTCACACTTACTAATGACTCTCTAGCTATTGACAATATCCGAAAAATAAAAGCTGGCGACCGAGTTGTGTGTAATGACGATGGAAATTCAGGAACAGTATTAGCAGTAGACGATGATAATTACGGTTGTACAGTACTATTCGATGATACATTAGAAACATGGATAGAATGTGACCAATTGTCCAAAGAGTAATTTTCTAAACGGCGAATAGAGCGGGGTTCTATTCGCCGTTTAGAATTTAACCTTGCATTGCCCCATGCAACTGATTTACAGCTTCCATATTTGCATTTTGTTGCGCTTGTTGGAGCAATTGAGGTGAAAGCCCGTCAGGAACTCTCCCCTGTGCGAGTTGTTCCTTTTGGCTCTTGATACTCTGTAACAGTTCATCGGCAAACGGGAAATCTCCATGTTCAAGCAACTGCTCTACGCTGATCGCTTGGGACTGGTACAACTGCATTAGCATATCATTAGCAAGATGCCTGTATGCCGGTGTTGAAGTACTTTCAGTAATGCTTAAGTCAAATTCTACATCCCGGATTTTCTTCGGGTCATATTCAATTTGCGCACCACTCCTACCAGCAATATTGAACACACGTTTCGTATCATAAAACTGCTGCATGTTCTTCACATCTTTGTATGCCCCGTCCACAACAAAGCAACTAAAACACTCAAGCAAATCTAGTAATGATTTTGTAGCATTCTCTGTCTGTTGATTGTAATGCGATGCACTTTCCCCCGAATATCCCGGCTTTCCCTGCAATGCACCAGTTACCCCCGAAATATCCTCAAAGAATTTCAATTGCATATTCAGTAGTTCAGCAATGCCTATGTTCGTGGAGTTGTTAGCTACCTGTTCCGGTACCTTGCCACTTTTGCTTGGTCTGTACACAATGACACCATTGAACTCCGTCCAGCTCTCTGCAATATCGTCAATGCTCACACCATCAGGCAAAGAATCTTCCGGCATCATCAATACACCTTTTGCGCTTGCCCTCATAATCCAGTCATAAAGCGTTATCAATCGATTGGTGTATCGTTGCTGGTCTATCACATCCGCCACGAATGAGTGTATTTCACCATCAATAAACGGATAAGCTTTGAAAACGTATGGATGACTGCCATGTTCGTAGGGCGTCTCCCCTTCCCTCAATATATCACCGAATGGAGATAGATAATAGAAATACCAGTAATCATCTACAAACCAAGTAGCTTTTATCAACGGTACTTCTTCTTCAGGCATACCCACCTCCTTGGCCATACGCATACGTTCTTCGTTTTCTGCAAGTACTACTTGTGCATAATCTTCCTCATCTATCTTGAAAATGTCACCATTTTGGTAATCATGACAACGGTATCTCGGCTTCTGTTCCTTACGCCATATTTCTATTACCCTGCATCTTCCCGGCTCACTGGTAAAGAGAAAATCATAATTTTCTAACCGACTATACCCAAATCGCTCTGCGTAAGTGGCTATATAATCCTTTCTTGCAGCCCACTTATAAATATCACGAAGCTCACGATATTCTTGCGGACTGGAAGCAAATTGCTCACACAGTTGCCCAAAAGATATATCATGTACTTCTCCAAGCACGGACACATCCCAACCTCTAAAATCCCTCATATTGTTATCAATGAAGAAATTGTTCGGCTGTACATAATCCGTCCAGCAATCTTCTTTACCATTACGCCAACCATATGATTTACGATGAACAATAAAGCCACTGATTAGAAATTCTTCCATACTTCGAGCGTACACATCGGGCATTCGGTTGAGTTGCATATTGCATTGTAATATAGTACTCATTGTTTCACCGAGCTTCTGTTCATCTCTATCACGTGCTGTACAAGTAGGTTCTTTACTTTGGCTGCGGTACACCCCCAATACACTGCGTACAAGCCGACGAATAAGATTATTTTTCAATGGCACATTACCTTGGCTCTTGATATATTCTTCTTCAGTCATGGATTTACCATCAACACAAATCATATCATCCCATTGAAAACCATAAGTATAGCGTTTATTGCGTTCCCGGTCTTTTCGAAAGTCCTCCATCTGATTCCAATAGTACTGCGCTTCCATTAGAATATCAAATGCTCTGCGACCACCATACCGCTTTGCAGAAGCAACGGTATCAATTTCAGATAGCTCATTCCGTTTCGGCGCAATTCGGCTCATTGGTAACAATTTTCCTTTGCCTTTATTATGCATATTTTCGTTGTTTAATGATTGCTTAGAGTACAAAAGTAGTACCCAAAGCAATCATTTTAGGTTTAACTATTTACGTTCGTCTTGCTCCATCTCTAAAATGAATGTCCGCTTTAACTCATTAATACTCTTTTCAAGTTCTTCTGCTTTTGAGGTATCTCCGATTTCCTTAGCAGTATCATAAGCTTTCTTTAGTTTTGAGTAAATACGTTCCATTTCTTTCATTTTTACATATTCAGGATCAATGATAATCTCGCTTATCAGTTCTGCTTTCTTCTCCAACGGTAAACTCAAATCACCTTTAATGGCGCTGAATTCACTCGCCTTTGCACGGTATGCATCCAAATAACTAAAGAACTTCTCATCCAGCCCCCTACCTACATTACGTTCATCGCCACCGCTCGTCAACATTCGGTTGGCAAGCGGAACATAACGCCAATCAAAATCTTTTTCACCTGTTCCCACATTGATCAAATTACGAATTTGGTTGGTTACAGTGAAGAAGCCGCCGGTGTATTGTTTCAATAGATACTCAATGGCAGCAGGATTCAAGTCAATAGTACCTTTCCTATACTTGCTTCCTCCACTGACTTCGTTCAGTGTTTCAGAAAGGTTTACAAGGTCTTTATTCGCACTCTTATAGGCTTTCGTCCAATTCGGCATATATTTATTGTAGGGTGTATCTTTCCATATCGGACTACCGTACCAACTCTCGTTATTCGATACTTCCACCATCGGCTTGACGCTGCTTGGCCACAACGCTTTTGTCCCCTCCATCATATCTACGGGAAGCAATTGGCTCATCTGTGCCAATACATCGCTAACCTCCAATTTCTCGTTATGGAACAGGGAAGAACCGGTAAGTTCTCCCATCGCATACACAGCTCGGTACTCGATAGGCAAAGGAATCTTTATCCATGCGTTACCGGGCCCCTTGACAATGAGGTTCTGTCTGCGAGTATGTTCGGGTATGTCATAGTAGCTGTCATCGTCATCATCACCTCCAGCCGAAGCAAGTGCGGTAACAAGCATGGCTAAACCATACCATGATGCAACGACAGTACCCATTTTGCCGGGATGCCTCATCGCATACTTCAAGAAGTTTCCGAACGTTCCTTGCAGGGCGGCATTCCAAAAGATATATCCGGCTCGTCCTGCACCCGATACACCGGCTGCTACATTTCCCAACATGGTTTGTCCTTCAGCCCCCAAGAACTTATCACCTGCGCCTTTCTTGTTGAAGTTCACACTGATTTCCTTGGCATCCCAAATACTGCGGTCTATTGTCCGTCCCGCATTCCTGCTTGTTACAAAGGCGGCAAATCGAGCACGCATCTCTATACCTCGTCCCACTTCGCCTATCCAGGTAGCCATACATTCACGTACCACATGGGCAGGAATTTTTTCATTCGCCGCTTTCAGCATCTTCTTGATTTCTTTCTTATGCTCGTCAATGTCTGCCATTCTTGAAAATCCTGTCTCGCCACCGTTCATCATGAACTGATAAAACATTTTCTCTATTTCATCATTCATATCAAGCGTTCCACTGCGGTATTTATCCAATAACATAACCATTCTTACAATAGGTAACTTCGCAAAGTTCATGTTATATTGAATAGCATATTTCGGACTTTCCTTAACCCATACCATAGAATTAGAATATACCATATCACGCAAGAAGTTACTTGCAATAAAGTCCGGCTGTAATGTGGTGTACAATGAGGACAGTGTTCTATTCACATCTCCAATGAGATGTACAAGCTGACCGATACTTCCGCTGATATCATTATCCGGGTTCGTCTGTCCGTTCAATGCTTGTGCAGCTCTCGGATTACCGTTGATGGTAATCACATAGTCTCTGCCGTTTCGCTTCACCACCACTTGATGCTGTCGCAAATTACGGTTCTCTACCACACGGTACGGAATGTTTACCGCATCCTTGCCGTGCTTGTAATTATCGGGGGCAGATTCAGCAAGCTGCTTCATCTTATCCTCAAATTCGTTCATCTTTCGCTCTACCTCTTCGGGACTATCGTTGATGTCAATATTGTCGGGGAATATCGGCTTCCATTCATCAGCAACCGCATCATACTGCAACCACAAATCACTCACACTAACAAGGTCGCTCGGATGGTTGAGGGCAAAGTTCAAGAACTTCTGCTTCACGAGTTTGTTGCGGTTTCCCTGCATAATGGCACTCTCGGCCATGGATTGTAGGTTGGCAAATGGATCATCTGCTTTAGAGCGTCTTCCCTCTGCTTTCTTGATAGGTGCATTGAACAGACTCTGCTTATGTGTAAGGTAAGCGTATGCTTCAGAACTCGTTTTTTCATCAAATCCACGCAAAGGGATATAAAACTCATACATATCTCTTACACTGTCGTAGGTTTCCTTGCTCATCATTCCGCATTCGTAAGACTTGGAAAGGACTGCCTTGCTGACGGCATTAACCTTGCTCCACAATGCGGTGGTGTCGTGTGCGTTTTCGTACTCATCTACCATAACCTGTGCTTCGGCTTCTGCATCTACAATCTCTTCCATACCTGTAAGGGCAGTAAGACCAGCATAATCACGCTTACGACACTCGTCGATAAAGTCCTGCAAGGCCTTTGTACTCTTCGGATGCTGCTTCTGATATTCCGCGAAGTCCTTTTGTGCATCACGCTCTGCCATTACTCTATTGCGTTCAAGACCGTGTTTAGCCATCATATAATCGGTCAGTTCCTCGCGCTCTGCTGTATTATGTGCAAGTTTGGCTACTTCTTCAAGCATTGGCTTGAACAATAGGTGCGCAAAGGCATCGGCTTCGGCTTTGTTCACACTTGATAAGCGGTTCTCACCTAAGTAGGCATTTTCAAATCCATCAACATCTTCCATTCGGGTATTCTTGCCGAGGATTGCGGTCATTGCTTCTTTCAAACCAAGCATACTATCTTGCAAGGCTTCCTGTGACTGATACATTCCACTCTTCACACGTTGTTCATATTTTGCTCGTGCCAAAGTACGCTCGTGTATTTCGGGATCACCGTCTCGGTTCAGTACATCATCGGTTGAGGTGTCGGCAAATTCGCCAACCCTCAACTTGTGCTGCATAGCAATGTCGGCAGCTTCTCCGAACAGGTTGCTGTGCTTACCCTCTTTCAGATTTTCATAACTACGCCAAAGGATATAACGGAGTTCATTATCCGTCAGAGTAACCCCTCTAAAATCGAAAAAGCCCAATTTGTCGAGCATTTCAAAGAAGAATTGTTTTATCCTCTGCCACCAACCGTTTTTACGTGCTTCCTCGAAATTAATGTGTTCGGCAAGTCCGGCAAGGTATTCTTCGGTAGCCTTGCGGAAATCCCAACCATTCTTTGAAGCCATATCTACAATACATCTGCGTATAATTTCATCGGCATTGTTGAATACATTATCAAGGAATGTATCAAAATGTTCTCCGAACAACTGCCGTAAGCCGTAGTGTGCCACAGCCTCGTGAAGTAGGGTCTGCTCAACGTCAAACATGCTCGTGTGATTAGGGATGACAATAGTTATCTTTCCTGTACTCTTTGAGTAGAATCCTTTCGCACGCTGTTTCTTACCATCCAGTGTTGAGGCATCGGTAACAACCTCCACATTGTCAAGATGCAGTTTCTCTGTCAGGCTTACCACACGCTCTGCCATTCTTTGGCGTTCACGTTGTGCAAATTTCCTCTGTTGCTTTGCAGTTCTCCTTGACTGTCCAAGCAGTTTTGCCACCGAGTCATTATCATAGCTGACCTCATCATCGGTATATGCACCATCATCTTCACGTTTTAATTCATCATCTTCTTCCGAGGTAGAAACATTATTTGCCGTTTCTACTGTGGCATCCATTTCCGCATACTTGGCTTCCTTTTCTTCCAATTCTTTTTTCATCAGTTCGGCATATTCTTCCAACTGTGATTTCGCTTGTGCCAATTCCTCTTCATACTCGAAAGGTTTGCCCTCTCTTGACAAGAGTTCTTTCAATTCGGTCTCATTGTGTTTCTTGCTTCGTTCAGCGGCTTCCAATCTTTCGGCAAAGTTCTTTCCTGTAATCACATTGCCGGTAATGTCCTCAATGGCATTACGGAGCAGATTTTGACGTACAGGAACATCCTCGATACCGAGTTCTGTACATGAATAAGTCATTTTTCTTTCAACGTCATTGAACAAAGTTGTACCATCACGCATGGTCTGTCTTGTCAATTTAGTTGTTACAATGAATGGGAAATTGCCTATCTGTATAGTCAGTTCTCGCTTTTGTTCCCCTGCAATATCACCGTCTTTCATCTGCTTCATTTCAGCAAGAACAGTCTTGTTGTGTTCCTTGAAGAAATCATCCATTGTATCAACAGAGGTAAAGCGATGTTTGCCGATTACAATCTCTTTGAATTGTTCATCGGGGAATGATGCACGTACAGCCTCCAAGGATCGGCTGTTATCCTCAACACGCTTTTCAGCATCTTTGATAAAGGCTTTTAACCTTGGCTTGGCATTATGGATGTAGGCTTGGTCTGTTTCCCATTGCTTTTTACGGCTTGCATACTTGCGTACATTCTTTTCCGCATTGTTTTTCAGCATGGCATACTCACTGCCGGAGAGTTGTGCTATAGTATCTCCAAACACATCTTCTTCCTCCTCAAGCACACGGTTGGTCATACTGTTCGACATCATCTGCTTGCCATTCATAATACTATCGGCAATGGCCCCCTTTGTTTTCAGACGTTGGTAGGCAGTAACGTCCAGACTATCCTCTACACCGAAGCGCAAGATACGTATAGGTTTATTCATATCCTTGTGCAGATTTCCCTGTCGCAAAATACGTCCGTTACGTTGGGTATAGTCCATTGGACGGTTAGGCGCATCCAAATGTATCAGCGTGTGCAAGCGTTCCTGAATGTTCACGCCTGTACCGAGTGTAAAGGTCGAACCGAGAATCACACGCACCTCGCCACGGTTTACCTTTTCAAAGATTTCAAGTTTTTTCTTGACAGTCATTCCCGACCTCATTATCACAATCTCATCTGCAGGAACCCCCTCTGTAATCAGCTTATCCCTGATGTCATCATAAAGGTTGAAGCCACTCTGTTTGTTTTGGTAATTGTCGGCAAAAATGGCAACCGTACCTTTGTAATCGGCTGTTTCTTTCAGCGAGCGCAATGTCTGTCGAACGGCTTCATGAGTCTTACTGTTTACATCATCTTCGGCATCAGACTGTACCAATCGGGCATCCACGGCAGCGGCTTTGGCAATACCGTACATCGTGAGTGGGATGTGGCTGTTCTCTTTCTTCTCCTTTCCGCTCATCTGTTCATAATGTTCAAGTTCGTTCTTTACGAACTTCATGATGCTACGCAATGCGCGTGTCTGTGGCAGATAAAGGTCTTGTGCCTTTCCTCCCTCCATTTCGGGTATTTTGTCCTTTACGCCGCCGGCTTCTTTAGTTAGGACGGTATCGGACACTCCCGACCATATACGCACCAGTTCAGGCAGATTGACATACCCAGCAAAGCGGTTGTTCTCTTTGAACTTTCCACTTGTGGTGAACTCCAGCATCTGCTGAATGTTACCGAAGTTGCGCACAAAGTCATCAAAGTAATAGATACCGTACTCTTTCATCGTATCAGCAGGCATGAGATAGCGCATGAACGTCCAAATCTCTGCGGCGGTGTTGCTGATAGGTGTACCGGTTGCAAAGATTACGTTCCGTCCGTTGTTTTTTTCCAAGATAGCCTGTGTCTTCAGGAACACGCCTTGTGACTTCTTGCTGTATGACGGATCCACACCTTTAACTCCACGCTGCATGGCAGTGGCAAATCCGAGGTGCTTATACTCGTGCGCTTCATCTACAAGTAAAGCATCAATGCCCATATCGTCAAAGTTCTCCACATCGTCAGTTCGGCGGTCAAGCATTTCCATAGCTTTAACCTCTGCGTTCTGCAAAGCTACAGCACGTTTCTTTTCATCATTGGCGGTACGTTTCTTTGAAGCATTGTCTGCAAGTCCGGCAAGCTGCTCCTCCAATAATTCAATTTCCCGTTCAGCCTGTCGGGTAATCATATTTTTTCCGTCCGGGTCTTCTTCTTTCATCTTTTCAAGAATGAGCATCTTCTCCTCAATCTTGTCCTGCACGAAAGTCATTTCCCTTTCCTCGCTGTCGGGGATAAATTCAAAGGTAGACTGCGGAACGACAATCATATCCCAATCGTTGTAGCGTATCTTGGCATAAAAGTTCTTTCTGCCCTCTGCACTGCGGTCTGCTTCTTCAAGTGTCAGTATCTTGGCGTTGGGGTACAGTTCCTTTGCACTTGCAACGAATTGTCCAACGGTAGCATTCTGCACCACAATCATGGGTTTGCGTGCAGTACCCAAACGGCGCATTTCCATTGCTGTAGAAATTAGAGTAAAGGTTTTCCCTGTTCCAACCTCATGGGCAAGCAACAAAGGCTGTTGTGTGCCTCTTATAATGGCTCTGCCTTGATGCGGACGCATCTTAAACTTGTGCGAGGCACCTCCGAAATACTCCGGTACAAACTCATCTGGTATGCTCATAGGCACAAAGTTATTGAACGTGTCATTATAGATACGCTCAATCAATGCCGACATTTCCGGGTCACTCTGCATCTTCTGCCTTGCCCAATCCTTGAAATCTTGACGGATTTCATCAATTTTGGCGGCACAAGCCTGTGTCGCTTCCTTGTCGGTAATGGTTTCGGTAGTGCCGTCATAGTGTTTCTTGGTGGTGGAAACGGTGATGCTTCTGTTCTGAATGGCAGCTTCAATGAGAGTATGCCCCATAATGGTACGGTTAAGCATTTCGCTGGTTACCCCCATTGCACGGTTCTTCTCATAATCAGTGAAGTATGGTTCTTTCATAAACCAAGTACCGCCCACAGCTGTAAACCGTACGTCAACCTCCGTGCGTTCCTTTACAAAATCCTCATACAGTTTCGGGTCAATCCAAGAACTTCCGAGGGTAAAGTCAATCAAATGTGCGGGGATTTCCATAGGCATGACCTCCTGCAATGCCTTGATGTTGCGGTCAAATTGCCCATTCTCGTTATTTACCTCTGCTTGACGCAGTTTTTCACGAATATTTCCGCTCAAGTAGTGATACGATGCTTCCATCTGTCGGGTTACAGGGTTCTCGAAACCGTAACCGCTCTCGATGATTTCTTTCTTCACATCCTCGATACCTGTGCCAAGTTGTTCGGCGATGTACGGTATATCTACACGACCGAATTTAAAGATACTTGCAATGATACCGTCCTTGACATTGGCAGGAGTGGGTTCTTTCTCTTTTTCAACAACACGTTTGCTGAATACATCGGTCTTGTCAAATTTCTGTATCTGGTTTCCTTTTTCATCTGCCGTTTCTTCAAACTTTTCAAGAGCGTATACATTGGCATAGTCCACATCATTTCGGAGAAACGCAATGGCGGTGTTCTTGTTGAAGTGTCCGTATGTGCCGACAAAATCATCGTATACTTTGTTGAGTTTGTCAAGCAACGGTTTAAGTCCCTCATCGCTTTCATTCGCAGTCTGATAGGAAAGGACTTCCGCAAGAGCTTCCTTGATAGCGGTGTATGCCTCAAAGCATTCCACTTTCGTATGCCCCTTTACCTTGTTGGCATTCACTTCGAGAGGTTGTGCGCTTGCAGTTGAGTTGATGTATAGTTTTCCGTCTTTGACAAACACTTCGCCAAGCTTCTTGCCGGGCATTACATCGGTGGCAAGCTCGGTATTGCGCTCACCAAATTCCTCTGCACGGAATGAGCGGACAAATTCAGCCAACATTTCTTCCTGTTTCTTATTCTGTTTAGGATATAAGCCTTTGCTGGTCGGGCGGAAAGTATCGCCTTTCTCAAATGCAAAGTGCATTTCACCTGCCATGTTTTCGGGGTGTTCAATGAAATAGCGGTTGTAGTCCATTGAAAGCTGCTTAATGACTGGTATCTCCTTGCCTTTAACCTTGCGTGTTTCCCCGGTATCGTACTCTGCCATACGCTCTCCGCTCACATCACTTACATCAATGGCATGGACAGACTTCTGCCCGTTCACACGCTTGCGGATAACAACGATGTCAGAGGTTACTCCGGTGCCGCCGAAAGTCTTGTTGTGCATGCGGAAAGCACCCACGAAGTCTGCACCTCCCTCGCCCACAATCCAGTCACGGAGTTTCTTACTGTTGTCAAGCGTACCATTGGACGTGATGAAGATACCCAAACCGCCCTCACGCAGTTTGCGCACATTCTTTGCTATACAGAAATCGTGTATGTTGTGGAATTTCTTCGACAGGTCTTTGTCGCCCGTGGTGTCATTCACACGGAGTCCGGTAACGAACGGAACATTAGTAATAGCCAAGTCCACACTTCCATTAGGAATACGTGTCTGCTCAAAACCCTGTATCTCTACTTTGGCATCAGGATAAAGGAGTGAGAGAATACCACCCGAAGTCCCGTCAATCTCAATAGCATGGATGTCGCTGTGCTCGCTGATATTTGTAGGCATCTGCCCCAAAATGTTTCCGATACCTGCAGAACCTTCAAGAATGTAACCACCCTTGAAACCCATTTGTGTAACAATATCCCAAAGAGTATCTACAACATAAGCAGGGGTATAATATGCACTATTAGCACTCATTACAGCTTCTTGATAGGCTTCTGTGCCCATCAACTGCTGTAGACGTGTCGAATATGTATTATCACTAAATACTTTACCTAAACCACCCCAGCCGCTAAACTTGCGAAGTACTGCCATTTGTTTAGGAGTAGCAAGCTCTCCACTCTCAATAAGTTGCTGTGCCAACTCTATAGCTTTAATATTGGCCTCTATGCGTGCATCTACCGAAGTTGGAGCATAGTTCGTCCCCCGGTCTGAATGATTATTGCGAGTATTTTTCGGTTCATCTATGGCATCATCGGAAAGTCGTGTTCCTCGCCCCCGTTGTATTTCGCCTGTTCCTTCCTGTACTCTACGATTTCCTCGTCCGTCATCCCTGCCTCTTTGTAAATCTCCGTCCACTCTTCCTCGCTCCATGTGTACGGTGCTTCTAGCGTTTCCGCTTTGTGGCGGTAGCATGCTGCGTCTATCCGTTCCTCCAGCTCCATTTTCGCTATTGACTTCTCGCTGTGTCCCTGTAATCTTAGTACTTTCTTGGTGTATTCGTCCATCTTCGTTGTTGGTTTCGTTATTATCAAACAAACTGCCAAACAAACCAAGCTCGTTTGACTGCTGTAAATTTACAGTTTTTTTCTCACTCTTCTTGCGCGTTGAACGAGTTTTCTTTATACGTTCCTGTGCAACTTCAACCTCCCCCGCCACTTCCGCCTCTTTCGTTACAGTTTCAGCGGTGGCGAGTGCATCAATGCCGGACTTGTCAAAGTTGGCCACGTCGAACTTCTGCACCTCATTGTAAGAGGTCATGTCAGTATTAAATCCGTTTTCTGACACCTCAGGCAAATCTCTCGCACCATTGTAAAATGCTTTAAGGTACGGACGTATGGAATCACCCAAGTCTGCAATCATAGCCTTTGCATATTCTGCAAACTTCCGTGAGCCTTTCTCTAAATGGTAAACAGCCATTTCTGTGCCAATGGCAAGTATTTCAGGGTCAATACCGATATTCATTTGACCGAGTAACTTCTTACGCATACGCTCACGAAGTTCCGCATAACGCTCATCAGTAACAAGACGGTTACCACTCGCTTCAGTCTTTTTCTGTGAATTGTCTTGTTGCTGCTTACTCCTCATATCGTTGATAAGAGTTCGAGCTTCATTAGCAAACTTGTCTGCACTATCTTTGGTCAGGAAAATAATATTTCCTTCATGATAAACGTCTCCACCACGCTTCTCTCCTAAATCCATCACAGCCTGCTTTTCCGCGTCAATCATCTTCATCAAAGTACGAACAGAATATCTGTTATCCATTTCCTTATCAACAACGAAATCTGTCCTTTTGTCATGAATTTCATCCTTTGCCTTGCGATCAAGTTCTCGGGTCTTAATTTTATTTTCAAGCGGAACACCAACTGCATCCAAAACTTCTTGCATGCCATTCTGCGGATTGCGAAGAATGCCTAACATTTCCTCCGGGCTGTTGGTTGTCTGACGAAAACGTGCATCACCAATAGGTATGGGACCGCTCACATCATCGCGAGTCAAAGTCGTATATCCGGTTTCCTTATCAACAGAAACAGAGTATTGCCATACAGGGGTGTAATCCTGTTTTTCATCCTTTGCTGGTGCTTTGGGTTCAGTAAACAGCACATCACCATCATTTACAGCCTGTATATCCAACATTGATATGGGAGGTTGTCCTTGTGCATCTACTGCGTATTCTGCTAATCGTTTGGCATCCTCTTCGCTACGCATCATAAAGCCGTGTTTTTCCCTGTCCCACCAACCTTTCATTTCTTTGGCGAACATACTTACATGCTTTTGAACTTCCTTGCGCAATTCCGATGGGAACTCAACAAGTTGCATATCTAACACCTTACCTCGCTTGGTGATGTACTGCGCCGGAGTAATGGTGTACGGAGCATCAGTCGGTGCAGTCGCTTCTTCACTGGAAGCGTCTTGTTCCAACTTGCGTTGTTCGGTAAAAAGGTCGTTAATTTCAGAAATAATACGAGCCTCATCAAAAATGTCGCTACGGTTGTGCGCTGCTTCTTGTTCCTTGTGCAATTCTTCAATACGGGACTTGACTTCTGAAAGTCTGTTGCCTTGCGTGCCGGAACTCTGCCCCTCGATCGTCTTTACAGACTTGTATTCCGAAAAAGCCTTGGTCTTGCGATGGCTGCTCTCTATCCACTTCTCGAACTCCTCCAAGTTAACGCCCGTCAGCACCGTCTTGTGCTTCTTCGCCCAATTTCTGTCATAATTAGCAAAGTAAGCTGCTTCAGCAGCGTCAGCCTCATTGAAACCCAACATAACCTTGTGTTCGTCAAACGTGCCGTCCTCGTTATATTGGTCAACCACAAACACCTTGCGACCATTCCACCCGTCAATATCATCAGAGAGGAACACATCTATATGGTCGCCGTCTACACCTTCCGTGCCACGAATATAGCCATAGGTGTTCTGCATGGTCGTTTCCCATTTGTTGCCCTCTGTATCTATTCCACTACGAACGGATCCTTTCGGGTTCTCAATGGTGATATTGAATGTACCAACCTGCACATGACCTTTCTTATAATTGCCGGTTTCTTTCTGTTTCTCCGTAGGAGTAGTATCGGTTTCTTTCTCTGCCACTGCAACGGCATTGGCTAAAGACGAAGACGCATCAATATAATTAACAACATCCAATAAATCTCCGAATGTTTGACCGTCATACTCATAAGTACTACCTGTATAATTACCTTTCGTATCGGGTGCATCAACTTTTATAACTTTATGAGTACCATCAACAATAATTGTCTGTTTATAAGTATCGCCATACTTTCCGCTTTCAACCCAATCATCTTCTTGAACTTCAATGCGTCTTGCTATTTTTGCACTAAGTTGATTGTCAGTATCATCAGAAGATAGCATTTCTTCTTGTGATAAAGAAGGTTCTATTTCGCTTTGTTCACCAATGCTTTCAGTTCTTCCTGTATCATCGGTTGTCCCATTTCCGTCCTCAACTCGTTCTCTTGGCGTAAGAGCTCCATTGCTTCCTTGCTGCCCTCGTTGGCTTGTTGCAGTATCGCCAACCAATACATTGCTTCGCTGTTGTCCATTGTAATCTAAATTTAATGCTTCTTTAATAGCCTGTACGAGCGTCCGAGGGGTATTGTCCGGCTGTTCGAACAGAGTTTCTTCCTGTGTACCTTGTATAAGGTCATAAATCTTGCCGAATGTGTTTTGAATGAAGCTTTGGCTTTCACCTTTATACATTGCGGCCAAATGCAAGACAAAGTTACTGAAATTATCAGCAGGAAGATAACTTTCCCCTGTAACATCATCCATTTGATACTGGCGTTTCCAGTTTTCTACAGCAATACGTGCTTCCTTGAAATTCTTTGCCTCTGCAAACATTTTATCTTGGGACAAAGCATAGTAAGCACGAACGGAATTCTGTATCTCATCTACCATTCGTTCACTGTTCGGACTGTCATAATCACGGAAAGCAGTGGCAAGAATAGCCTTTTGTGCTTTTACCGGCAATACGTTGAACATTTCCTCCAACCGTGTGCTGCCGTCCTTGAAGATGCTTTGATACATGATACCACGCAAATCATTCTTGGATTCAGGAGTTAGGTTGCCCTTGCTGTCAAACGCACTCTTGTATTGTGTGTGACTGATGAAACCTCTTTGACTCATCCATTTCAGAACATTTGCACCATTGGCATCCACAAGTCCGGCAAACGACATTTCATCATCCGAAGTCCTAAGCAACAGGTTGGCAAACGAACGCATTTCGGTTCCCATGCGCTGCAAGGTGTTTTTAGGTTTGATACGTTCAACACCTCCACTTTCTGTGTCTTGTGCAACAAACTGACCAAGATTGAGGGCTTCTGTATCGTCCACATGAAGCATATTTACCAACACTGGGCTTTGTATGGGCGCAATGTCCTCGGCACGCAGTCCAAACTCTTCCGCATGGTCTTTCAGGTATTGTCTATATGCTTCGGCCTGTTCCGAATGACTTTCCCACATCAGGCGCAAGGCATCACTACGGTTGTTTCCCTGTATTACTTCACCACGTTCGTTTACGGTCGGCGCACCGGTGTAAGCGGTAATACTTGATGTGATTTCTTCCGGACGAATGTTCTCGGCGATTTTCCGTGCAGACAATACGCTTGCTTCGTCATTGCGTTCCTTTGGTTGCGCTTCATCAATAAAATGCAGAGAATTGCGCACACCTTGTATATGACTCGGTTGCAACAATGACGCATCAATCACGGTTACATTGCCAGGAACCACTACATCATTGCTGAATTTCACGTTCACCTCTTTACCTTGTACAGCCTGTAATGGTTCTTGTCTGTCAACCTTATGGCCGTTTACACGTCTATATCCTCTTGCACGGGCATCTTTGGGAACATCTTCCACTATATCGGGAACTCCGTTAAGTGCTTCACGTTCCTTGCGTTCTGCTTCCTCACGTTCTGCACGCAATTTTTCTTCTTCCGCCTTGCGCAATGCGGTAGCTTCATCGGCAATACGTCTACGCTCCGCATCTGCTTCCATTTTTCTGCGGTTGGCAGTGCCGGCTATCTTTTGCCAAATGGACAATTCCTGTTTGGCTGCATCAATCGCCGCCTTGCGTTCTTTCTCTGCTACAATCTTCTCTGCAATAGTGTTTCCACCGGCAGATTTCGTTTTCTCGATTTTCTTCAATGCTGCTTCTTTGTCTGCAACCATTCCGTTAGCCACGGACTGGGCCATAGCTTCGTCTCCCTCTGTCTGCTCAACAATGGCATCCCAAGCAAGGTCGGGAGTTTCCGCCTGCTCATAGATAGGATTACCTTGTTCATCTTTGGGGATTCGTTCTAATGCAGACACTTGCAACTGCTGTTCCTCCAGAGAACTTGCTGCCACTTCCGAATTATCATTCACACTTGAATCGACAATCTCAACAAGTAGTCCATTGTGTTCTATCAGCATGGAATCAAGCTCTTCACGGGTAAACATATTCACACGCTTACCATTTAAGGCATCTTCCGTATAAACTTCATATAGTCCATCGGCATCCACATCAGCGGTGATGTTACCACGAATACCTATACCATTTTCATCACGGAGTGTCACAAGGTCATTCATTGCATATTGCGGTCGGCCTGCTTCCCGCTCTTCCTGCTGCAAAGCAAGGTTTTCTTCAGTTCTCTGTTGCTCAAACTCTGCGATTCGTGCAATGTTAAATGCGTCCACAGACTGTTGGATAGCCTCTTTTGCCACAGGAAATACATTTGTTCCGTCTGTCACATTGATAGTTCCGTCGCCATTGTCTATGATTCCGTTCTCATCTGAAACTATTGTGACCTGTATTTGCGAACCGCCTTCAGCGGCAATGGTATAGGTTTCGCCCGGATTGAATGTGACAACACCATCAATCTTATCCGCAGCTTCACGTGCAAATTGTTCTCTGATAGATTGTGCAGCCAACTCCTTCTGCTCGTATGGGTCTTGTACATCATCAATAGACAATATAGCATCGGGAGATACTTGTTCAAGCCCACCTGTGTCCGCATCACGAACAATGATGCTATTGTCAGAATCAGTCACACTTACACCGCTACCATCCGTATATGGTACAAGAGTCCCACTAAGAACATACACCTTGCGTTCATCCTGCTTCATGGTTGCCCCCTGTATCATACCTGTCTTGCGGTTCACACGTGCATCTATCATCGAATTGCTCTGTTCCACCCGTCCGTCTATATCATCACGTACACGTTGAATCATGCCATTGTAAACCTGCTTGGCATTGATATAGTCGATAACAGAAGACTTATCCTCATCACTCCATTGCTCATTCCCGTTCACAAATTCCAATGCGGCAATCGGATTCTCTTCAATCATCGCAAACATACTCTCATCTGCAAGGTGTGCCACTTGTGTTCGATGGTATTCGTACAGGTTCTTCGCATCGTTCATTTCCTGCGAGGAAGTGACGTTGTATCCGTCAAGATAACTATCATTTGCCTGTTGTTCGCTTTCACTTTGAACACCGCCACGGGACCGGGCCATAGAAGCAAGATTGAATCCACGCAAATTCAACGAACGTTCCATATAATTCAGTACGGCTGCTTTCTCATCAGCGGTAAAATCTTTATCACCGACAACAAGTTCCGCAACTTCACCGATATTCTCATTGGTAGTAAGGTCAAGTGTTGCCTTCAACGGCTCCCATACTTCTTTTCCAATAATCATAAAGACATATATAAAATGAAAACAAGTTCCAAATAAATATAGATAAATCATCTATATATCAATAATTTATATACGAGTTTTTATTTTCAGTTGTTTTCTACGTTTTCAGTTGCTTTGCTCTTTTTAGGTACATTTTTGTTTCTTGTTTGTTTCTTGATTTCGTTTTTTATTTGTACCTTTGTGATAGGAAATAACGAATAAAAGGACACAAATATGCCAAGGACCAGAAAGCCAATAAAAGTAAAGGAGCCGATTCGTCTTCGGACGAAGGAGTTGGCCAATGGCAGCAAGAGTTTGTATCTGGATATATACCGAAATGGTAAGCGGACATACGAGTATCTGAAAATGTATCTTATTCCGGAAACGGATCGTAATGCCCGCCAACAGAACGAAACGACAATGGCTGCCGCAAATGCAATCAAATCGAAGCGTATCATAGAGTTGACAAGTGGTGAAGCCGGTATCATGAATCACAAGGATAAGGTTTATCTGCTGGACTGGATGCAACTCTATAAAGAGGAACAGAAGAAACGTGGTAAGAAAAACATAGGCCAGATAAAATCTGTTACCGGTATCTTGAAAGAGTATGCAGGAGAAAGATTCACATTAAATCAGATTGACCTCACTTTTTGCCACGGCTATATCGACTATATGCTGACAAACTACCGTCCCAAAGGAAAACCCATCTCGGCTTCTACGCGTAATACCTATTACCAGATTTTCAACGGTGCGTTAAATGCCGCTGTCCGTGCGAAACGGATCTTAAAGAATCCATTCAACGAAATGGAAAAATCGGAGAAGCCCAAGATGCCGGAAAGTGTGCGTTCGTATATGACTATTGAAGAAGTGAGATCATTAATCGCTACACCAATGCAGAACGAAGGGGTAAAAAGTGCCTACCTGTTCTCCTGCTTCTGTGGACTACGTATCAGTGACATTATCGGATTGCAATGGAAAGATGTGTTTATTGACAACGGCCAATACCGCTTGGCAGTAGCCATGCAGAAGACGAAAGAACCGATTTACCTTCCGCTCTCCAATGAAGCGTTGAAGTGGATGCCGGAACGTGGGGACAAGACAGCAGACGACCATGTGTTCGATTTGCCTTCTGGTATCAACCAGCTTATCAAACCATGGGCCAAAGCCGCCGGAATTTCCAAGCGATTCACCTTTCATACCGCCCGCCACACGTTCGCCACAATGATGCTGACATTGGGGGCCGATTTGTACACTGTATCTAAATTGCTCGGTCATACATCTGTAAAGATGACCCAAGTGTATGCCAAAATCGTCAATAAGAAAAAAGACGATGCAGTAAATCTGACCAACGGTTTATTCGATTGACAATGCAATGAACATCAGATATGTAACCACTTATAAGGGTGTTGTTCCGACAGGATTCTCTTTCGGGAGCAACACTCTTATAATATATCATATAAATCCAATTTAAAATATTTCATCATGAAAAGACCTAACAATGACCCTCTCTCTTTTTGGAGGGAAAAAACATCTGCACCATTTTGTTGCAGAACAGGATGTAGCGAAAGAATTATTCGCATTGCTCGTTGAAGCAAAAACAATGTATCTCCGTGATGTCGTGACGGGCAATAAGCAGTACTACCGTTACGTGGAGGATTTCGTAAACAGCCACCGGTATATCGACTGTGACCATGCGGTCTGCCGGAACTGCCATGAAATGAACATTCATATCGTCAAGGGGCTATTAAACGATTGCTCCCATCTTATCCGAGCATTTTTTACCGAAGCAGACTTCTCGTTCGAGAAGTGTATGGAACTGAAACGAACGTATGATACGTTTGTGCCACCATCACAGTCCGTCACGTGCTGCAAAGATGGACCGACAAGAATTTATCCTCTTTCTTTTGGATGCAATCTCACTCGTAAACAGATGATAGGTATTACAGCTTGTGCCAATGCTTATCATCTGTTTTGCGTTTCTACCCTACACGTTGAAGATATGGAAGCCCTGCTTTCCTGTAAAGAAGGATTCTGTATTCGTGTAAACAATATCCGCCATGTGGCCATCCTGTTTGATACACTCCTTGAGCACTCGTTTATCCAAGCCAAATGGCAGTCCGTTCTTAGTAGTGGGCGGTTCTTGCAAACCAAGGATGGAAAAGGATTCGTTTCAGCTTCAAGCCTTTCATCCGCTCTGTCTGCCTTGCGTAACAACATGACATCAACAGGTTACGGTATCAGACGAGCTATTGATGAACTGAGAGAGTGGTAAGAAGTGCCAATAAGCGAAGTATGTGAAAGGTAAAAGCGTGACAGTTGCCGTGATACGTGGTTACTATCACGGTACAAACTCACGCTGACCTTTTGGGTTGCCCTATCTTTGACCTCCGTTAGCGCGCTACATAACGGAGGATATACTTCATTGTCTAAATTTATAATAACTCATTTATGCAAAATAATAGATTGACATTCATGGAACGGCTGAGTGAACGGCTTACAAGCGTCGAAGCCATCCTAAAGAAATTAGATCCGATAGAAAGTCTGTTGGAACGCATCGCATTGCTGGAAAAAAATATATATACCACCAAACAGGTGTTTACCTTCCAAGAGGCTTGTATGTATATCGGAATATCCGAGAGTATGCTGTACAAGCTAACATCAGGCAAGGAGATTCCGCACTACAAGCCACGTGGCAAAATGATATATTTCGCCAAAGAAGATCTGGACGAATGGCTTTTGCAGAATTATGAACCAACCGTAGATGAAGCAGCACGTATGGCAAACGAGGCCGCTGCCACACAACCTTTCTTTAATCAAAGACGCCATGGAAAACGAAAGAAGAACTGAATATAATGTGGATATGAGGCCGGAGGAGGATTTCTTATCGGATATCCTCTCCGCCTCGCAGATTCGGGCGACGGATACCTATGAAACGCCGCCACAGATTATCTGGATAGACAACTCGACCATTGCTACGCTCGGCAACTTCAGCGCATCAACCGGCAAGGCGAAATCAAAAAAAACATTTAACGTTTCGGCCATTGTCGCTGCATCGCTGGCAGGGAAACAAGTGCTGAACTACCGGGCGCACCTCCCGGAAGGTAAACGCAAGATTCTGTACGTGGACACGGAGCAGAGCCGCTTCCATTGTCATAATGTACTGGAACGCATCTTGCGGCTTGCCGGACTGCCCACTACAACCGACAGTGAAAACCTCGACTTTATTTGCTTGCGCGAATACTCTCCGGCAATACGCATTGGGGTCATCGACTACGCCTTACGTCAAAGAAAAGGATACGGACTTGTTATCATCGACGGTATCCGTGACCTGATGCTTGACATAAACAGTACCGGTGAGTCCGTGGAAGTCATTAACAAGATGATGGAATGGTCATCAAAGTATGACCTGCATATCCACTGTGTGCTACACTTGAATAAAGGAGATAACAATGTGCGCGGGCATATCGGTACGGAAATGAGCAACAAGGCGGAGACTGTACTGGTCATCAGCAAAAACAACGATTGTCCCAACGTCAGCGAAGTTCATGCGTTACACATCCGTGAGAAAGAGTTTAAACCTTTTGCTTTCACTGTCAATGAGGGTGGGCTCCCGGTTCTCGCAGAAGGGCATTTGTTTGAGAATGCCCCACATCAGAAACCGAAACAACGGACGGGTTTTATGGAACTAAGCATCGAACAGCACCGTGAAGCCCTTTCCGCTGCGTTTGGAGACAAACCCATCCGTGGGTTTGAAAATATGCTGCAAGCCATGATGACTGCTTACGAGGCAATCGGATTTAAGCGTGGGAGAAACGTAATGGTCAAACTGCTGCAATATCTGACTGACACCTTAAAACTGGTTATCAAACGAGATAAACTTTTTTATTATGACATGACACAGGCAGAAACCATGCTTTTCGATGAAGAATGAGAGCGGGCGCGGACCTATATAATTCAGTTTAATTTAGTATTTATATATATAGGGGCGCAAACTAAACTAAACCGCTTTTGTACAAACAAGTGAAAAGAAATTTAATATGACCATAGACGAAGCAAAACGAGTGCGTATCGTGGACTTTTTGGCCCAGCTCGGCCACCGTGCGCAGTATATGAAATCAGAGCAATATTGGTATCTTTCGCCTCTCAGGAAAGAGGTGACGCCATCGTTCAAAGTCAATGACCGGCTGAATGAATGGTATGATTTTGGCGAGGCTACCGGAGGCGACCTTGTGGAACTGGGTAAGTACCTTTGCGGAACTAAAAGTGTGAGTGAAGCATTAGCATACATCAAACGGTATGTCAATGGTGTGTCGCTGCCGAGACCCCGGGCGTTGCCCGCAACCTCTCGACCAGTGGAAGCCGACATGAAGAATTTGATTATCGTGCCGCTGCGACACCACGCACTGCTCTCATATCTCCATTCACGTATGATTGATTCGGATATCGGACGAATGTTCTGCAAGGAAGTCCATTACGAACTGCGCCAGAAACGTTACTTTGCACTGGCCTTTGGCAATATATCCGGTGGATACGAGGTACGAAACCCTTATTACAAAGGATGTATCAAGAACAAGGACATTTCCTTGATACCCCAATCGCGTGGTGAGGCACAGAGCCGTGTCTGCCTATTTGAAGGATTCATGGACTTTCTGTCCTATCTAACCCTAAAACAGACGGACGATAGTGCCATTTGCATTAATGCCCCCTGTGACTACCTTGTTATGAACTCGGTCAGTAATCTGAAAAGGACATTAACGTATTTGCAAAAATACACGTATATTCACTGTTACCTTGACAATGACCTTGCCGGACAAAAGACAGTGGAAACCATAGCCGGGATGTATGGCAGATGCGTCTATAACGAATCAAACTGTTATGCCGGTTACAAAGACCTGAACGACTACTTACGTGGGAAGAAACAATGAACAACCCGCTCCCTAAGCCCTCCTTCATCACGGAGGGCTTTTTTTATATCCCGACTTTTCCTGTTTTCTTATCCAAAATCATATTTGAATATGATTTTGAAATATGATTTTTGGATTTTGAAAAAATATTATATTAAAACGATACGTTTTATAATCAATAATTTTATCTTTCAAATTATCCATTCTTATTTTGCACACACAACCAAATATAAAAATCATATTATACAAAAATATATGAAATCATATTTTATTTTCACCATTGTCCTGACGGTTGCCTATCTCGTCTATTATGCAGTTATCATCGTGCAGGACCTTTATGGAAAAAAAGGAAATGGCAAGCCGGAAGAAGAGGTATTTGACCTCGGTGCGCCAGAAGATGAACAGAGTGTGTACGTGACGGAGAGCGATACGGGATTCAATGTGGGTAATGAGAAATATGAAACAGATGTTGCCCCTACCGCTTCGCCTGCACCACAGGAGACGGAAACCGCAGACAATAATGGCGAGATAGCCGTGGCGGAGAAACTAAAACGCCTGAAAGCCCAAGCGGAGGAACAGATGGAAGAAACCGCGACCTACCTGTCAGACGCATACACGGCAGACGAACTGTACAAAGCGATGCTTGCCAAAGGAAAGACGGGCAACCGTCCGGAACTGGTGTGGAAACCTCTCAAAGACCGATTGTAAAATGTCGAAAGCAAAAAAAATATTATGTGCACTGTGCTTTGTCCCTTATGCGGCATTCGCCAAAAGTGGCAGCGTAAACTACAGTTGGGGTGCAGACGCACTGGCAACGATGCACGACTTCGTGGTGACGATGATGCTGTACGTGCTGTACATCTGCTACGCTGTCGCCTCGGTTTTCGTAGTCGTTGCCGCGCTCCAGATCTATATCAAAATGAACACAGGCGAGGACGGCGTGGTGAAGTCTATCGTATCACTTGTCGGTGCGTGCCTCTTCATCATTGGTGCTTCAATCGTGTTCCCTGCTTTCTTCGGCTACCGCATATAGGTGGCTGACAGAAGTGTAAAATAAATTCAAAAAAAACAAGAGTACCACAAAAATGTAATAAATATGTTTCAGAAATTCAAAAGAATGTGCCGAAAGGCAAAGAAAACCATCATGCAAGTTTCCACCAAAGTAAGAATGTTAATCATTGCCCTGTTGGGAGGCATACCTGCTATGGCTCAAAGTACGGCAGGCGATTACTCGGCCGGTACGACAGCTCTATCAACCGTAGCGGAGGAAATTGTGAAATACGTTCCTGTCATGGTCAAACTCTGCTATGCCATTGCTGGTGTCGTGGCCATCATCGGAGCCATTTCGGTGTATATCGCCATGAACAACGAGGAACAGGATGTCAAGAAGAAGATCATGATGGTAGTTGGGGCGTGCCTTTTCTTGATTGCGGCAGCCCAAGCATTACCTCTGTTCTTCGGAATTAACGCATAAACAGTCAAGAAATGATTAATGACGGACGTTATCCGGATTATCCGCTGTTCAAGGGGTTACAACGGCCTTTGGAGCTGATGGGATTACAAGGCCGCTACATCTATTGGGCGGCAGGCGTGGCTGGTGGAGCCATTGTGGGCTTTATCGCCGCCTACTGTCTTATGGGCTTTGTGGCCGGACTGGTCGTATTGGCAACTGTCTTATCTGCGGGAATCGTGCTTATCATCCTCAAACAGCGAAAAGGGCTGCACAGCAAAAATGTAAAACGTGGAGTGTATGTGTATGCCTATTCGCACAAAGTATGACTATAAGAAAAACCATCACGGCAATGTGTGTGGCTGATTGATTGTTGAACGCGGGCGGGTCCGCCTCCAGCCGAGGCAGACCTGCCCCTATTTAATGAACGAATATCGGAATGACCCTATATATCATTTTATTTTTCATCGCCCTATGTACGGGTATGGCCTTGTCAGTCTATACGTTCGGTACGGGCGGCAAGCGCAAGCACATCTTTCAGAATATCTATTTCTCTGTGGAAGATACAGATGGTGTGGGTGTGCTGTACACCAAGACGGGTGAATATTCCGCCGTCTTGAAAATCGAAAATCCAGTACAGAAGTATTCGGCAGACATTGACAGCTATTACGATTTCACGCATCTATTCTCTGCCCTTGCGCAAACACTGGGCGAAGGATATGCCTTACACAAACAGGACATCTTCGTGAGAAAACAGTTCGCGAACGAGCCGGAGCATAATCAAGAATTTCTCTCAGCATCGTACTTCCGTTATTTTAATGGGCGTCCGTACACGGACAGCCTTTGCTATCTGACTATCACACAGGAAGCCAAGAAGAGCCGTCTTTTCTCTTACGATAGCAAGAAATGGCGCGATTTCCTCGTGAAGATTTATAAGGTTCGAGACCTACTACGCGACAGCGGTGTACAAGTGAAATTCCTGAACAAAGCCGAGGCAAGCGAATATGTGGACCGTTACTTTGCGATGAACTTCAAAGACCGTACGGTCTCGATGACGAATGTCAAGTCTGACGACGAAACGGTATCTATGGGTGATAAACGCTGTAAGGTGTACAGCCTCGTGGACGTGGACTGCGCCGCACTCCCCTCGCTGATACGTCCCTATACCAATATCGAGGTGAATAATACCGAGATGCCAGTGGATCTTGTCTCGGTGGTGGATAATATTCCGAACGCAGAAACGGTGGTGTACAACCAAATTATTTTCCTGCCCAGTCAGAAGCGTGAACTGGCATTACTCGACAAAAAGAAGAACCGGCACGCAAGCATCCCCAATCCGAGTAACCAAATGGCCGTAGAGGACATCAAGCAGGTACAGGACGTAATAGCCCGTGAAAGCAAACTGCTCGTGTACACGCACTTCAACATGGTGGTGGGCGTGCCTGCCGACACCGACCTTCAAAAATGCACGAATCACTTGGAAAACGCTTTTGGGCGCATGGGCATACATATCAGTAAGCGTGCATACAACCAACTGGAACTGTTCGTCAGTTCATTTCCGGGCAACTGTTACAGCCTGAACGAGGAATATGACCGTTTTCTGACCCTCTCCGACGCTGCGGTATGCCTGATGTACAAGGAACGGGTGCAGCATAGTGAGGAAACGCCGATAAAAATTTATTATACTGACCGTCAAGGTGTTCCGGTAGCTATCGACATCACGGGAAAAGAGGGAAAGAACAAGCTGACCGACAACTCGAATTTTTTCTGCCTGGGGCCTTCGGGCAGCGGAAAGAGTTTCCACATG